GCATCCCAACGTAAAAACTCTTCTTCACCCGCCTTTAGTTTAAGTGACGGGCCATCGGCGTCATCGCCAAACTCAACAAAATTAGTCGGGTCGAGATTGTGGAGAAAAACCCAGCCGATTGTGCCCATGTCAGAAGGTTTATTCAAGTTCTCTTTAGATGTCCCCACGGCCTGCACTTCCAAGCCACGGACATTATTCCCAGTAACAGTTATGCTTTGGAAACTGTTGACCTTGTGGACCTTCCCGGAACCCTTCTTGTATTCGTAAGAAAGCCTTATTTTAAGCTCGTTCGCCATTTTAGATCACCACCGGTCTTGGCGCACGCCGGGCGCTGCGCTCTTTAACTCTTTGTAATTCTTTTTTTCTCTGGTTAGCCTGCATACTGTCCATGACCTGCTTCCCGTTCTGGCGATGGACATACATCTTGTCGCCCTGGAGACCCGGCGGTAGGACTGAAACATGAATACCAGCGTATTTACCTGAACGGGCGTAACGCTCATGCCCGCACTCGCAAATCGAAGATTCGTCAGGCACAAATTCCCGGCATTCTACGCAAAGCCAATATTTCCCACGGAAGGATTCTTGCACCATCTAAAGTTCCTTTATCTTCTTTAAATACCGCCGTAATGTTTCGTGATAATACAAAAACCCGCACCACGATAAATCAAAGGCATCACGCGCCTTCATTATTATTCTGTCTAGATCGTTAGGGTTGTAAATAAATTCCGCGTCCAACGTCTCGGTTCCAATTATTAATTTAAGGTCATCGCCATCCATCCACATTTTTGTTTCCATATCAAGGTCGGGACTAGCGCAGCGCGTCATTGAGACGCCGGGTTTCATAATTTCAATCACACGGTCAATCCACCCGTCTACGGCATTAAGCAGAAATGTTGCCTGCTCTATAGTGAAGTCCGCGTCTTGCGGTAATGCCAAGGCTTTTACACCCCCATACGGAGGCTCTGCGCCGCCGTCATAATACGTGGCGATGGCATTATACTCGTCACCGTCAGACAGAACCAGACTTAACTCATAGTGAGCTATGTGAAAGGACATATATCGCCTCTATTCCGTAGGGGCAGGTTGCCCCACCCCTTCAGAATTGTTATTGGTTAAGTGAAGCTCAAGAGTGCTTCCGATCCCGTAGTTATGAAGTCGCCCTTTGCGGCTGCCGCATAAGTCGGGCCTCCTGTCCGGCTGACACAGCCAACTGATCTCAGAAGTTGGTTGGTTCCCCCGCCCGAACCACCGGCAAGTTTCATAATACAGCTCAAGATTTCAGTCTCACTCGCAATGGAGGTAGTTCCAAATTGGATACCACCTTCAAAGTTCATACCAGAAATCTTGCATCTGTCATCAGTATGACGCGGATCAATATACACTAATCCTTCGATGTTGTTTGCACCGAGTCCTCGTCCGTGCATATACATCTTGATCGGTGCATCGGTAGCACCCGTATGTACCCAAGAGATTGAACGGTCAGTATCCGTCTCTGCCCCGAAGGTACAGTCACGGAAGGTGACGATCAGTTTCTTGGATGCGGTCATATTGGTGTTGTCGATAGTGACGCCGCGCACACCATCGTCGCCTTCAATCATAACCCCTGCAAAGAATGCAAGGAAGTTATTAGCGCCGATAGCTGCACTAGGCACAATATCAACAACCTCAGTACCGGCAGAAGCCTGAATCACCGTACTATCCGGGTCTTCAGTCATTCCACTTAACAACACATCAGTTACGTCCGTAGGCCAAGCAAGCGAAGCTGCTGAAGTGTAAGTGCCGGGAAACAGAAAAACGTTTTTCCTGAGTGCCGTCACCGCAGCAAGAGCTACCGCAAGCGTTTTATACGGTTGTGCTAATGTGCCGGGGTTGTCATCGTGTCCTTGGGTATCAACAAAGATGTTCGACAAATTGCCTACATCCGTTATACCGGGAAGTGACTCACCAGAGGCTTTATTAATGTATTTTAGATAACTCATCTTACAGCCCCTCTATTACATAGCCAGCATGTGACTCTTCCAGACCGATCTCAAGACCAGCCACGGTTTCCATCACATACTTCCGTATGGGTTCATCAGGTGCTTGGACATTGGACCTGACCCTTGTGTCAAGGTTCAGACCGTTCCCAACCAGAGGTCTATAACTCAGGTTATTCATGTCTGCTAATACCAACCATTGTCGATATGGTCCACGGAGAATCGCTTCCCGTACAAGATGCATCGTACCGTTTCCGGTTTCGACTGTATTCACCTTGATCCCCAGAACCGCCTCATTTGGCGTTAATGGGATTGGGCGAGCAAGACGCACTTCAGTTCCGTTGATTGACTGGTCAAGATAACCAGACCCAGCAACGAATCTGTTGAAGTAAGTCCATACATCCATACCGCACAAACCGAGTTTCTCCTCTGAACTACCCCTGGCGGGATCGAACAGAACTTGGAAGTCAGTTACGAAACGGTCATAGATCGCCTCGGATGCAGCCATAGTTCTCAGGAATGGCGTACCGACAGCATACGACAGATTTCCGGTGCCCGTTACCCAAGTGCCATTATCCAAAAGCATACCAATGAGCGAATCGGAATACCGAATATTGCTCACAGTGCCTTTGGGTGGCCCCATCAGGAATGTACGAGCCAGCGCAGCCTTGTGCTCTGCCATCGTCAGTTCCCAAAGTGGATTCCACTCGTTGCCATAGCCTCTGTACTTTGTTGCGATAGCGATTTCTGTCATCTCAAACGAATGTTTGATGTACTGACAGTTCCCGAAGGTGTCTCCGAGAGTTTCGCTGACCGAATCCGGCGCTCCGGCATCTTCATCAAACGCATTGCTGATGTATTGAGCGCGGTCACCATCCGTCAGGATATTACCGTTAGTCGCTCCAGCAGCGGCAATTTGAATGATCTTGCCGTTGAACGTCGAAGTCGCACCAGCATCGGTTACAGCGCCTATTACTTGCACAGTCACCGCAGCGAAACCGCTAGTGTCGTATGCCGTAACGACATTGAACGTATCACCGTTCTTTAACCAGTCGATACTTGCCGACGTGCCATCGTCTACGACAAAGGCATAAGTCGTGCCCTCAACAGCGGCGCTCCCGCTGTTAACGTCGGCGGCTAAATAAAAGTCGCGCCCCGTCCAGCCTGTCGCCCGTCTGTCCTGAAGATACCTGAATACAGGGTCGTCAGTCGGCGCTTTCCGTAATGCCATTAAGAAGGTTAAGAACTTCTGCGCGTTGGGATTAAGTTTGATAATCCGGTCGCCAAAGTTATATAACCTTCGTTGATCTGGCGCTTGGCCTTCACCCGCCGCAGTAGTGGCGGCAGTGATGTCATAGGCCCGTAGCGTTCCAGTGTTAACTGTCACAGTTTTGCCTCATGTTTTATATTGGATTTTTAAGAATTGATCGTTTATTACCGGATGCTACAATACCGTCCATTATTTTGTCGACTTCGCTGCGAGGCGCTTCGGCCCCGCCGGAGTAGGCTCCCGCAGACGGGTATGACTCTTGTGGCGGATTAACAACCGGCTCTTTATCACCAGACTTGAATTGCGTGAATGCTTTCGCCATCGGACCCATTAAAAGGTCTTTGCCACCTTGGAATCTCCCGGGATCGCTGAGGAAATCCATGTATCCTCTGGCGTTCTCCTGCGACATCCCACTGGTGACAAGTTGTTCTAAGGTCTGGTCCTCAAGCCTCTCTTCACGTAACCCACCCACGGCGGCGTTAACCGCCTTCTTTATCCGCGTATTTTCCTGCTCTTCGCGGAATTTGTAGGATGGAGTGCCTGGACGGTAAGCCTCTTCAGGCACAAAATCATCAGGATTGAACTCCTGCTCAGACTCCGCACCGGGCTTACCTTTTTGATGATCCTCTATGGCTTTCTGTGCGACAGATGCCCATGTAGGATTCTTTTGAAACTCATCGTACAATTCTCCTTTGGGGGCCATGACTTGCTTATAAGCATCGAACTCGCCTTGCAGTCTGTCCGATTGGCTCTTTAACTTGTCGTTTTCGCCCTGAAGTTTACGATACGCTTCGTTACCATCTTGTTCATGTTGCTCAACAGTCGTTCCCGAAGGCGCTGTGGTTGCTCCAGGGTCTTCTGTTAAGACAGTCTCTTTAGGCTCTTCCGCAGCAATTATGCTGGACATTTCACTCTCCTTTTGGAAGGCGCTTCTGAAGATACTGTGATTGCTCCAGAATCATTTACTCCCTGTTTTGCTTTTTGATTATCCGTTACCATAACGTATTGAACCAAATTTCTAATAAAAAAGCCCCCAAATGATGAGTAAGAACCATCACCATCTAGGGGCATGTCTTGTTGACAGTGGCCTATTTCACTAGGTCAAGTCGATAGTTTCTCCCTTTTCTACCTTTTTCATCAAACCTTTCACGAAATGAATCCTGATCCAGCCAGTAAAGCGGCTCTGGATCAGGTTGGAAAAATATTCTGTTATTCTCCCAATGGTCATTCTTCTTGCACCAAGTCGGCGGCTAGGGCGATTTCCCTCACAGCCACATCATGCTCTTTTTGGAGGGCTTTCTGCAACTCCCTTAACTTGGAGGTCTCGATCTTTCTGCCGGCCTCGGCTTCGGCCAGTATCTTGCTGAAAGCGGTTTCGTACTTACTGACAACCTTATCCAACCGGGCATGAAGAGCCTCGCGTTGCGTAGTCTGCAAGTCGCCGCCCAACTTCTTAATCTGCCCCTTCAAAGCCTCGTTCTCGCGGGCCAACTGGGATATTTCCCCGAACTCTTTTTGCAGTTCTCGGGCATTGAATAAGGCGGGGTGGGCACGCCAGACATACTTCTTAGTCGCCAAGCCGTCTTTGTAAAGTTCGCGCCACATATTCAGATCAGCCAATTCATCATTGGGCAAGGTAGACCCGCCCTGGAATTTTGTATCATATTGGCTTAACAACCTGTCCCGATCAATGGCGGTGATGGCTTCCGTCCTGTCGTCATAGAATCCTTCCATGATCCCTTCGCGGTCGTTATTAGCCTGAGCGATACTGAAGAGTTTGTCTACACTGTAATGCCCCATCGCGTAGTTGTGGGTCACTCTCCCCACCCGACCAAGCGAAAACTCGATGTCTTGGAGTTTTGATTTGGGTCGTCCCTGTGCGAAATCCGACAAGAGAACCGTCTGGCTGGCTGTTTCCGGTATTTTATCGGGGAAACCATGCAGAATCTCAGGGATACCCAGCAAGAAATCTATCTGGAAGGATAGTTGGCTGACCAATTGATAGAACTCGCCCGACAACGGTACGGGCTGGAAGGCTTCCGGCTTACCTCCCGCAGCGGGGTTGTAACCTAGAGACGCATTGGGTTGCGCCCATAATGTCTCGATGTCATCCTCATTCTTGAACGACCCCTCGGGGTAAAGTAGTTTCAACCCGGCAGAGTTCTGGGCGTGCAAAAGAATGAGTGAGAAAATCCTGTTCAATACCAGTTGCGGGTCTTTAACCCGCGCAATGTCGCTGTCCGGCAGAACCGTCCCTATATCCACATTGGGGAAGGGGACAATCGGATACACGTCAGTGTTTAAGATTTCCTCGTAAAGAAATGTCTGGCCAACAGTAGCAATATGCCCAATTCTCGTTTGCTGAATCTCGGTTTCTTCCAAATTTCCGGGAACATTCATTTGCGAGAAAACGTTATACTGGTCTTCGCTGAGTATCCACTTCTGACCGTTATCTTTGTTAACAACGCGCATGTAAGGCACTTTTACCTTGTAAAATCTTTCAAGAATCTGATAGCGTAAAGTGCTAGGGTCAATGTCGCGTATTTTATCCGGCGTGATCGAACCCATCGTATTAACCCGTAAACTGCTCGGGTAATCGTCTTCCTGATAAGGGCCAATATCGGCTACGAGACCGTTTAATTCGCCGTCAGTGCCAACATAACCAAGTTCCGGGAACATCCAGGTCAATTCTTCAGCGGGGAGTATTGTTGAAAGCGTTTGATAGGCGGTGTCCTCATGGAACCTGTCTGCCGTAGTTAAGGGCACATAAACCCTGAACGGGTTAATGTCCGTAACCTTGACCTCCCCAAGCCCATAATCTGCGTCCCTATCAAGATAGACGTACATATAACCCAGCCCGGTAGTGCTGTAGTCATGTAGCGTTCTGCGCATTCTCATACTACCGGCGGAAATATCCCAGATATAATCGAGAATAGATTGGCGCACAAACGACATGCGCTGATCTGAGTTTTCCCGACCACTCACAAGATATTTGGGATTTCTAGCGGTTAAAAGAGATTTGAACTTCTCAATACCGGCGTAAACGCGATCAAGACTGGGATCGTCCTGCCCCCAGTTCTTTTTCTGAGAAGATTCTTTAGCGCTATATTGGTTACCAATCCAGAAATCAATATCGTCTCTAGCCCTGTCATCCCAACCCGACGCAATCCGGGCGTCCCGGTCTTTGCGGTAGAGTTGAAGACTGTGGGCTGCGCGAGGGTCTTCTAATACAGGATTAATAGCCATTTATGCCCTTACTCCCGTGCGCCAGTCTGTCCCGTTCCAGATAGAATCGCGCCATGTTTTCGGAATAATCTTCTTCTTTTTGGGTTGCTCCCCAAGTTGACTCTTGGAGATTTTCCCTGACTGCGGGAAGAGTCTGCCAGCATGGTGATCAGCAAACTTGAACCCATCTATCGCATCGTCGTGCGGTGGCGAGGGAAGCCCGCGAAGTTGTTCAAGGATAATGTCGTGCTCTCGCCTCATGTAAAGTTGCTTATCTCTAAGCAACGGGCCAAAACAATCAATCAAACTGTCGGCCTTTGCGTATTGCGGGTTTGTGGGCAACCCCTCGAATATGCCGGGAAGCACCGTTAAACTACCGACCGATTCCTGGCTTGCTATCTGGCGAAGCATCTCACCTGAAGCAGCCTTTTCAATGTTTACCCTCTTCACGGGTGAATATTTTTCCCCCAAACGCAACAACACAGGCAATACGTCATAAATAGGCATGTGTTCGTTGAATATTTCTAAAATATACCTGTTGCGGTCCTTGTCCACGGCTATAACCACGATAGAATGGTAGTCGTGTTGTTTGGAAACCCCAATGCCCGCAAGGTCTACCCCAAAATAAATATAAACAGGGATGGCCCAATCGTCGTCCACAAGGAAGGTTTGCTTCCCCCACCGCAGAAATTTGTAGTTATGGTATCGAATGTTCTGCAATGCCACCGTGTTATCTTCTGGATTCTCAAGGTCTTGCATGTACTCGATCCAGAACTGATTCGGAGAGAGAAAGAAGTCTCTGCGCTTGATCTTGCGAAGTTCGCTCAGGGGGAATGCGTCCGGCCAAGTGGGGACACTATCATCAGTCAATGTGCCGTCCAATGTGGCGGGATAACGGAACACCTCCCAGAAATCCTTTCGTTCCTCTTCGCTTAGTGCTGCATATTCTTTATCAAGGTCTGACAGATACGTGTCATGCCCCACCAAAGTCCCAAGAAGCCATGCAGAACCCTCCTTGCCGGGGGTTTTATCGAGCGTGGGCATAAGGGCACCCGAGACAAAGGCTTTATTGTAGGCCCTCCGCTCCTTGGTCTTGGTGTTGTTTTCAGATTCGAAGTCATCCAGAACCAACTTCGTCAGCCGGATAGCCCCTTCCTGCCAATCGACAAAGTGCGAACGGCCTCTAGGCTTCTGTGTCATCCCCAACGGCCTGAACAAATCTCCTCTGCCCGTTTCAAAGCCGCGCTTGGTCCAGTCGCCCCTACCGTAATAATCCCCGAAATAGTAACGGAAGGCCGGGTTAGTCTCTAAATGCCTTTGGATGTACTTAATATGGTCTACAGCCTGATCCTCGGTCTCACACAACCACACCGCATACTCCCTTTCACCTCTTTTACGGTAACCAAGATGATTCAAAAGCGCAGCCTTAGCCATCATGGACTTAGCAGCCCCTCGCCAAGCGATAAGCGCCAAGTGCTGACCGGGGGTTGAGGAAATCATACGGTTCCCAACCTCTTTGTGAAAAGGCGGAGACGAGAATTTGCGCCGGAAGTCTCCAGGGAGGAAGTGCCAACCAAAAGTGGGCAGGTCATACTCACAGGAATAGTAAATATAATCTTTACACAGCGTTCCCCCAAACTCCTCCAGAGTATGCTCGCGGTCGCAAGGTTTACAAAAATAGACAGTCATTTTACACGTTGAATCCCACGACATTCTTTTCTAGAGCCAGGGCCAAAGACTAGACGATACTTCCGCGTACGAAAATAAAACATAAAGTCTTTAATAGGAAACCACAGTATTGTAATGCAAGGGGGTATTCCGCCTTCGTTGATAGAAAAGCCATGTTTTTTAAAATATGTCGTCATCGCACTGTAATTTTGATCTCCGATAGATGAACACGAATATTCTCTAGCCCGCAACTTGCTTTGCGTTGCCAGTGGTCGCGTCTTTGGCTCAAAACGGAAATAAGGTCAACAATGGCCCATTCTCCGCCCTCCACGGTGTCTATAGCGTCCTTTACCTCGACCGGCGCAGGTTTTACTGATTTGACTTCTTTGACCTCTTCTTCCAGTTCTTCGGGAATTTGACTTTCAAGCCATTCGACCAAGGTTTTGCGATTATCGCCAGCCTTCTCCTGCCCAACAAGGTCGGCAAAATCCGCGTCCGTGCCTTCTAGGACTTCTATGACCTTCTTAACCGATTGGTCCAGCATATTATTCCTCTATCTGTCTTGTTTCGGGGAGTTCGCTAAAACCCTTGAACGCCCCGATCAAGCCAACATCGGGGCCGCCAGTTTCTTTATTCTTGGCCCCGTGGTATTCGGCGATCATGTCAGCGCCCTTGAGTTTAATGGACTCGCTCTTGCTGTCGTCAACGGTCTTCTTGATGGATTCCATAGCCCATTCGAGCGTCGCGCCGGTATCTTCCCCGGCTTGTTTAATACTCTCTTTGATTGCGGTCATTATTCTTTCCTTGCCTAATAGCAGGTAGGCGTGTTGCTTGGCATACAGTTCATTATTGGTCCTGAAGGCCTTCAGGTAAGCCATGACAGGCTCGTAACCCAGAAGAATGAAGGACACGAAGGCCTGTTCGCGCTTAGAAGTCTTCGGGCTTGTCCGATGCCCGCCGAAACTATAGATATTTTCTCTAAATACACTATCTAGCCGGGTTTTGGGGATCAGGACAAAAGTCCCGGCAGGCGTGCGTATGAAATCCCGTGGACTGGTAGAGGAAACGCTCCCGACTTTCAAAACCTGCATGACAGAGCCGTCATCGCCTAAAACCCAGTCTCCCAGCCGCCCCTTGCGCCATTCCAGGTTTACTGGTATGCCGGGGTTGTAAGATTGGAACTCTTCCATTGAGTCGTAGACATAATGAACAATACCGGCAATCTTGCGCGACTTAGCCAATTATAGGGATTCCGGTTATGCTGTCTATAGGCTGTTTAACGGGAGGGATCATAAAGGAAGGCTCTATATGAGTTGGGACAAGGAAAGATTTCGGCCCGCTACAGGCTTTCATCCTTTCTTTCAACCATCGCTTTAAGACTTTCCGTTTCTTGCCCTTCTTCTCTTGCGCCAGCAAATCGGCAAATAGCGCCGGGTCAGTCACAAGTGAATAAGCCTCTTGGATTTCAAGAATCGTTCGGTCTAGCACGTTCCTCCTTCGGGAAGACTTTTGCTTCCGCAATGTCAAAAAGTTTCTCTACCCGCTCTATGGCGACATCAAAAAATTGAGGGTCGTCGGTTCTTAGGACCATTAAAACAGCCTTTAGTATCTCAAGCCTAATCTGTTTATCACTTATTCGTCTGAACATTAAAAACCGGGTTGGCGACCCTAAGTAAAATCAACTCTGCGCTATCTGCCTGCTAAAGTCGGCATCTATAATAACCAACTCTTTTCCCCGCGACTTCAGACGGACTAGATCGGGGCGACCTCTTAATTTATGCCCGGCCTTTTGGCGGGCAGAAGGGCACATCCCCTTAAATATCCTTGACGGTTTATGATAACATTTAATACAGTAGCACAAACCATCAGCGTCTCGCTCTTTGTGCCAAGCGAGCCATTTTTCGCCACTTGGGTATCCAGACCTAGTAATAAATCCCCCGCGACGTTTCTTTTTATTGCCCTCCCCAATGTCCCGCAAATATTGACCGGGAGAAGAATTATATCCTAAACGAATAGAGTCGTGCGCCTCAATCCAATATCGTTCGCGCTCGTCAAGCATTTTTGCATCTTGACATTTTTCCAAAACCTCCCATTCAAACATCCCCGCGCCATACTTCTTGATAGCCCTATGAAAATGAGTTTGCGGGGATTGCGAAGATTTAACATGCGAGGCAGCCCGATTCTTTAATTGCTGTTGCGTAGCGCCTATATAGGCTCTCCCATTTCCGGTGTTCAGCGCTTTGTATACAATCAATTTATCTTATTTCTCACAAATGGGTTATTAACCCATTAACCGAAAATCAAGCAAGGGGCAGGATTCGATACCTGCAACTGACTCTGGGCCGTCATTCTACGCCGCTTCGCGCACGGCAGGCGTTGTCCTTTCAAGGTGCGCGACATCCTGTTAACGAGTTTGGGACACCTGCCTCACGACAGGGCTTGTTGCTCGACACTAATCGCCAGGCAAAGATTCGAGTCATTACTCCTCAGCGTCTATCTTCCGCCACCCTTGCTAGTGGAGCCGGTGGCATCGAAGCCACGTTACGCCAAAGCACACATGATTAAGTGCCGTAGCGTCTTCCTTGCGACCCCTTATGTCTATCAAATCCTTTTAAATCGACACGTTCTGGGGATATGTCGATTAATAGGGAGACTGTTCGGCCCATGAAGCCTATCTGTTAGTTCCTTCCAGAAACCCAGTCGTCACTGGCAGTCTCCCCGTGTTCTATCAAAATTCTCGTTTTTGCTATTGAGAATCGGTCGCAATATACACATGAAATACACACAAAAGCAAGTCATACTGGCAAAAACCGCCCAGAAAGGCGGTTTTCCGTCTACTTATGTGGTGAATAAAGGAATTAGGACTTAATCCTCCTGCGATTTGAAGGCATGTGTATTAGGGGGTCTCAGCCATCCTTCTAAGTTGAGCCATAACTTAACCTTGGCACCCGGCATTTTCTTTATATGTTCCAGATAAGCACGAGCGACTTGCCCCGCTACTGAATCTTCCTTGCGGCTCACGGCGGCCTCTCTTAACCGCGTGTCTATCTCCTCGGTTATAACATAGATTCTTTGCCCTTGAGAATAAACAAGTTCCCGCAGATCAACGTAAAACTCTGTTGTGGTTTGTTTCATCTTATTCTCCCGTAAACGGGTTCAGAGAAAACGGGGGATATTGTATCACTCTGCCAATCTCCGGGTGATACAGAAACGTGTAATGTATCCTATCGGCAATATGCATACAGCGGGGCTTACACCCAATCTTCCGAAATTCAACGCTAGCGCTGCAAGGACAATCGTAAATCCACTCTAGGTCAGAGGGATCGGGGGTTTTAACTGCTTTTATCACCAACGGCCCAACCGCCGCAGTCGCAACTGCCCCAAAGGACATCTTCTTCAGGAAATCGCTTCGTTTCATCTTAATCTCCTGCGGTCTTTTTTTGAGGGGCGGTCGCCCCTACCATCATAAGCATCACATAGCATCCCAGATCGATGCGTTCCATCGCCCCCGCAACATGGGCAACCCCCCTCACTTTCCAAAATACGCAGAACGCTTTCGGCAACATACCTTGGGCCGTAGTCCACCTGCCCCGGCTTATGTGTTTCTAGTATTCCAGTGAGGAATCTCTTAATCTCTTTTATTGTGTCTTCCATGTAGAAAAGTTACTACCAAACTACAAGAAATACAAGAAAAGTCTCAGACTAGGCTGAGATTGGATGCGGGAAAACATTTGAGAGCGCGATTCGGATTATTTTATGACAATGCCCAAAGGGTAAGGTGAATTACCTTGTCTTTGAATATTGTCGCTTCGCCACCCAGGTCGTTTCCTCTGAGTTCGATGACCTGATATTCTCCAGAATAGAGAACCTTTTCATCAAAATCATCAGACAACCGCTTGGCTACGAGTTCCTTGGCCTTCTCGGGCTTGAACTCGAAGAGGTTCGCATCGTCTTTTTTCAAGAACGACGCCCCCTCCTTTTCGACCATCTCCTTCTTGACCGCATCCCAGGACACAGGAACGTCATAGACGCTTATGCCCTTGACGATACTATCCCCGAAAAAGATAGACCCGACTTGGTTATCGATGTGCGGGATTTTCTTCATGGCTGTTTTCATGGCATCCGACAGGTTGTCGAGCGTCCCTTTCAGGTCGTCCGCCCCTAGCCTGGAATCAAATACTGAATCCATTGTAGGCGTTCCCGCGAAACACGTCGCTCCAGAATGAATGGACCTTGTGGTACCAAACCCTGCACACATAGTATAGTTAGAAATACTATCCCATGTGT